GCCCACTTCGTGGAGCATAATGATGTGGCCCAGGCACTCATTTCCTTGATGAAGGAGAAGGAAGTGTGGTATGGTAGCTGGGCTCAACTCCTCGCGGTACTTGCACCCCACGCCTCGCCCTCCAAATTCTGGCCAGAAAACTCCTTGCAGCTACGCAACCGGATGATCCGCATAAGCGAGGACCTGCGGAAGTGCGGGCTGGAGTGGCGCAAGAACGGGCGCGAGAGCAAATCGGGGCGCAGTTGCGTCGAGGTCCGCCGCCTCAAATCCTTTGTCAATAACCACGTTCTCACGAGTGTATCATGAAAGAAGAAGAGAATCCCATCATGGAGGAAGCCCAGCGCGAAGTGGAGGTGATGCCCCCGCTGAAGGCTTGGCGCGACTCCCGCCGCATGGACCTCACCACCAAGGAGGAAATCTTCTGCAGGGAGTACGCCATCCACCGGGATTCCAAGAGGGCCCTGTTGGCCGCCGGCTACTCCGGGAACCACCCCGCCGAGATTGGAAGGAGGTGGCTCCAGCGGCCCCGCATCGAGAAGCGCCTGCGCACCCTCTTGGAGCGGGACCAGTTCCGCGCCGACCTCACCCGCGAAATCTACCACAAGAAGCTCCAGGATATCTACGACAAGGCGATGGGCGACGGGGATTACGCGGGAGCCAACAGGGCCATGGAGCTTCTGGGGAAGTCCCTCGGGTTCTTCGTGGAGCAGAAAGCCGTGCTTAACGTGACTTCCAGGTTGCAGGGCGACAAGGCCCAAGAGGTGGAAGAGGTGAAGCGCCTGGCCAAGATTGCGGGGGTGTCCCTTGAGTGACGCCCTTCTGGAGAAGCTGCAACTCCTGGCGGAGGCCAAGGCCCGCGAGTCCTACTACGCCTATTTGCAGTATGCCGCCCCGTGGATCCTCCCCGAGGGTTTCGTGGACGGGGAACACATCCAGAAGATTGCCGCCCTGTTGCAATACGTGGAGGAGACGCCCCGCGCCCGCGCCATGATCTTCATGCCCCCGCGTAGCATGAAGAGCGTCAACGGCTCCGTCCTCTTCCCCTCGTGGGTCCTGGGGCGGCACCCCACCTGGCAGGTCATGGGAGTTTCCTACGGGCAGGAGCTAGCTAATGCTTTCGGGCGCGACACCCGCAACCTCGTGATGTCGGATGACTACCAGAAACTTTTCCCTACGCGCATCAAGAGTGATAGTAGGGCCACCAACAGATGGGATACGGAACAGGGAGGTAGATATGTCGCCGCTGGTATTACTGCTGGCATTGCAGGTAGGGGCGCTAATCTTGCTATCATTGACGACCCCCTGAGTGAGCAGGATGCGATGTCGAAGAGCGCCCGCGAGTTCGTGAAGAACTGGTGGCCGGGCGGCCTTCGCTCCCGCTTGCAGCCTGATGGGCGCATCCTCATCATCACCACGCGGTGGCACGAAGAGGATTTGGCCGGCTGGCTCCTCCGCAATGCCGAGGATGACCCCCGCGCCGAACAATGGCAGGTGCTCTCCATCCCGGCGCTGACCGAGGAAGAGGAGTCCTACTGGCCCGAGAGGTGGCCCGCCGAGTACCTCAAGGGGCTGCGGGATGACCCCACGATGCCCCGGGGGCAGTGGAACGCCCTCTATATGCAGGAGCCCACCGGCGAAGAGGGCAACCTCATCAAGGTGGAAAATATCAAGTGGTGGCCCAAGGACAAGCCGTTGCCCTCCTGCGACAGCGTCATCATGAGCGCGGATACCGCCTTCGGCAAGAAGGAGACCAACGACTACAGCGTCCTCCAGGTCTGGGGCATCTTCACCACCGGGTACGAGGACAGCCGGGGCAAGGAGTTTAATGTGCCCAATGCCCTTCTGCTGGCCAACCGCCGGGGCAAATGGGAGTACCCCGAGTTGCTGGAGCAGGCCCGCCAACTGGCCAAGAAGTACAACCCCGATAGGATCATCGTGGAGAAGAAGGCCTCCGGCGAAGTCCTCTACCCTGACCTCCAGCGGGCCGGGTTGCCGGTGATGCCCTACGTGCCGGGGAAGGGGCAGGACAAGATGGCCAGGGTACACGCCATCATGCGCTTCTTCGTGTCGGGGCGGGTCTGGTTCCCCGAGGAGCAAACCTGGAGTTACGACCTGGTGGAGGAATCCCTCGCGTTCCCCAAGGGGCGCAACGACGACCAGGTGGACGCCATGACCATGGCCCTCCTCTACCTCCGCGATAGCTACTCCCTCTATAACCAGGATGACAACGTGGGGGAGGAGGAACCCGTGCGGAAAAGGAAGACGTATTGGAGGGCTTGATTACCCCGGCGTTTCGTGATATGATGCGGCATGGCCATTGAAAACAGCATGCCTTCGGAAGTCCTGGGGTTGCGCGGCACCATCGTTGAATTGGACGATGGCGTCGACGAAGTTGAAATTTCGTTTGACCAGTCCCACGACGCCAACTTGGCGGAAACCCTCAGTGAATCCGAACTGGGGATGATGGGCAGCACCATCTGCGACAACGTAAAGGCCGACCTCGACTCCCGCGCCGAATGGGAAAACCTCATCGTAAAGGGCATGGAGGAGTTGGGGCTCAAGATCGAGGAGACGGCGGAGCCCTTCGAGGGCGCATGCACCGCCCACCACCCCCTCCTCCTGGAAAACGTGGTGAAGTTCCAGAGCAAGGCCGTCCAGGAACTCTTCCCGGCTGCCGGCCCCGTCCGCACTCGCATCTGGGGCAACTCCACCCCCGAGAAGGAAGCTGCTGCTGCCCGGCTCAAGGAGTTCCTCAACTACCAGATTCTTGAGGAGATGGTGGAGTATTTCGACGAGACGGAGCGGCTCCTCTTTGCCCTTCCCCTCGTGGGCTCCTGCTTCCGCAAGCTCTATTTCGACAACGGCATCGGGCGGCCCATCGCTGAGTACGTCCCCGTCGACCAGTTCGTCGTGAGCTACAATGCCCCCGACCTCCGGCGGGCTGATCGCTACACCCACATCATCTATAGGGGCGACGAGGACCTCAAGGCCGATATGGCTTCGGGCCTCTACCGCGATGTTCCCCTGGGGGCCCCGGGCCTCATCGACCAGAATGCCATTGCCGCCAAGGTGGATGAGCTTCAGGGCGTGGCGCAGCCCACCAATTATAGGGCCCACGTCCTCTACGAGTACCACGGCTACTTCAAGCTGGAGGATGACGCCAACCTCCCGTATGTCGTCACGGTGGATTCGGGCACCCGGCGCGTCCTCTCCATCCGCCGTAACTGGGATCCCAACGACCCCCAGAAGCGCAAGCTGGAGTGGTTCGTCCACTATCGCTATGTGCCAACCATGGGGTTCTACGGGCTGGGCCTCATCCACCTCATCGGCTCCCTCGCCAAGACGGCCACCCTCACCATGCGGGCGCTGGTTGACGCGGGCATGTTCGCCAACCTGCAGGGCGGCTTCAAGCTCAAGAGCATGCGCGTCGTGGGTGCCAACGATCCCATCGCCCCCGGCGAGTGGCGCGACGTGGATGCCACCCTCCAGGATATCTCCAAGGCCATCTACCCCCTCCCCTACAAGGAGCCGTCGCAGACCCTCCTCGCCCTCCACGACAAGATGGTGGGGGCCGGCCAGAAGTTTGCCGACACGACGGAGCAGGTCATTGCGGATTCGACCAATTACGGCCCCGTGGGCACCACGCTGGCACTCCTGGAAGCCAGCACCAAATTCTTTAGTGCCACGCACAAGCGCATCCACGCCGCCCAAAAGCAAGAGTTCAAGATCCTCCGGCGCATCGACCGCGATTACCTCAACACCTACCCCTACGATATCCAGGGGGCCCCGCGCCAAATTTTCCTTGCTGACATAGCGGCGCAGGTCGACATCATCCCCTCGTCGGATCCCAACACCCCGTCGAATGCCCACCGCCTCACGCGGGCTACCACCCTCCTGCAGGTGGCGTCGAATAACCCGCAGATGCACGACATGCGCGAAATCTACAAGCGCGTCTACACTGCGATGGAAGTCGAGAACGTCGACAAGATCCTGCCGCCGCAGCAGCAGCCCCAGCCCCTCGGCCCCCTTGAGGACATCATGGCGCTCTCGAAGGGGATGCCTATCGCCGCCTTCCCGGGCCAGGACCACCAGGCGCACATCATGGCCAAGATGGCCTTCCTCCAGGATCCCATGGGCGGTGCCTCCCCCGTGTTTGCCCAGGTGGCCCCGCTCCTCCAGGCCAACATCCGCGAGCATATGCTCATGCAGTATGCCGAGGCTGCGATGGCCCAGGGGGTTCCCGGGGACCAGGCCCAGGCCATGGCCGCCCAGCAGGTTGCCACCATGCATATCCAGCAGGCCATGGCGCAGCAGCAGCCCCAGGATCCCACGCTGCAGTTGGGCATGACTGAGCTTCAGCTTCGTGCCAAAGAGCACGAGGACAAGATGCTCAACAACGCGGCCCAGCTTGCGGTGCGCAACCGCGAACTCGACCTGCGGCAGCAGGCCCAGGACCAGAAGGGCTACGTCGAGGGGCTCAAGATCAAGCAGAAGGATACGGAGGGTGTGCGCCGTGCTGCCACCCAGGCCGTCTCCGCAATCGGGAGGAAAGCCGGTGCCCAGTAAGTCTTTTGGCCAGGCCCGCATGATGGCCGGTAACTAATGCCAAGTAAAAGATCTGCTCGAGCATTCTACGAGAGAAATAAAGGGTACTTGGCTGGGTACGCGATTGAGTATCGAGCTAAGATTAAGGCGGAGATGGTGGCGGCTTTTGGCGGCAAGTGCGCTCATTGCGGAGAAGCGGATCCGGTAGTTTTAACTTTGGATCACGTAGACAATGACGGAGCAGAATTTCGTCGAAAGAATTCTCGTCGGGCCGGGTTTAAGCTTTATGCGTGGTTACGTAAGCATGGTTGGCCGAAGGATGGTTTGCAGTTACTTTGCCATAATTGCAATTATCGAAAAGAAGATGTTCGACGTAAAGCCGCTGCGTTAGTTAAAGTCAAGCCGTTGGCTGCGACATTGCCGTATCGAACGTCAGAGGAAACTAAGCTTAAGTTATCTCTGGCACTTAAAGGAAAACCTAAGCCTCGGAGAGTATGCAATGCCGTCTAAATCCTTCGCTCAAAGTCGCCTTATGGCCGCAAGCGCACATGACCCCGTTTTTGCCAAGCGCGTCGGCGTCCCCGGCAAGGTCGCCAAGGAGTTCAACCGGGCGGATGACCGTAGTGGTT